ACAAATACAAGACTACTGTTAAAAAATGGTAATTCAAAAATTTATGATATAACTGGTGGTAATGTGATTGAAACTGTTGGTGATGCAAGAACAAATACAAGTATAGTCAGAAACAGCACAACATCTATAGGATTTGATGGATCGGGTGATAGATTAGTCAGTCGTGTTTATCATGACAGTATCGTTGGTTTAGAAGATTTCACAATTGAATTTTGGACTTATATGAATACTGTTGCAGGTTCTCAAATGTTTTATGAAGGAAGACCTGGTGCTAACGGTGTTTATCCATTGGTTTATATGAATGGTGCTGTTTTAACATATTATGTTTCTTCTGCCGCAAGAATAACAGGGTTTAACTTATCTACATTTACTTGGTATCATATTGCTGTTTGTCGTTCAAATCAAATTACAAAAATGTTTGTAAATGGAGTTCAATATGGAGCACTTTATGCAGATTCAAACTCTTATATAATACCAGCTTACATAATAATTGGTGGTGACTACAGTGGAACAAGTGTGCTTAATGGTGTCATAGAAGATATGAGAGTAACAAAAGGAGTGGCTAGATATTGGAGTAATTACACTCCTCCTGGAAGATTGGCAATAAGATAAATAGTATTTTTAAAGGAGATAATAATACATGGAACTTTTTATTCGTATTGTTGATGGACAACCTATAGAACATCCTATTTTAGGTGATAATTTTAGACAAGCTTTTCCAGAAATAGATACTGAAAATTTACCTCCAAATTTTGCAAAATTTATTAGAGTTGATGTGCCAGATATGGGACCTTATGAAATACATGAAGGCACTCAATATGGTTGGAAAGATGGAGTTGTAACAGATTTACATCAAATTCGTCAAATGACTGAAGAAGAAAAAATAGAAAAACAAAATAGAATTAAAATTGAATGGGCAAATTCTAATGGTTTTAAATCTTGGATTTTTAATGAAGAGATATGTGAATATCAACCTCCTATACCTAAACCAAATGATGGTAATTTATATTATTGGAATGACAGAGATGTTAAATGGGAAATATTTGACCCAGAAAAGAAAGTCTAAAAATGTCTACACCTAGAACAAGACAACAGTTTAAAGATTATTGTTTGCGCCGACTTGGTTGGCCAGTGATTGATATTAATGTTGACGATGATCAAGTAGAAGATCGTATTGATGATGCATTACAATTTTTTCATGACTATCATTTTGATGGTACCGAAAAATTGTTTATGAAGCACCGTATAACTCAAGAAGATATTGATCGTAGATGGATTTATTGTCCAGATGCAGTTATTTTTGTTACTAGTGTTTTTCCATTTGATGATTCTTCATCATCAATCAATATGTTTGACCTTAGGTATCAATTAAGACTTCATGATCTTTATGACTTTACATCTGTGTCTTATGTTTCTTATGAAATTACAATGCAACACTTAAGAACATTAAACCTTTTATTTTCTGGTACACCACAGTTTAGATTTAATCGTCATATGAATCGTTTGATGTTAGATATCAATTGGTCTAGTGATCTTCAAGTTGGTGAGTATGTTATTGTAGAATGTTATCGAAAATTAGAACCTGGTTCTATGCAGTTGTCAGGAACATTAAGTGGGGTTTTCAATAATAAAACAATCACAGGTACAAACACTAAATTTGACCAAGAGTTAGTAGAAAATGATTTTATAACATTACCTGATGGTGGAAATCCTGTTTCTTTACAAATAAGAAAAATAATATCACCAACAGAACTAGAGATGGTTTATCCTTTACAAACAAATTATTTTAATGAGATCGCTATTAAAGAAGGCATTTCAGATGTTTGGAATGATCGTTTTCTGAAACAGTATGCAACAGCCAAAATAAAATATCAATGGGGTTCCAATCTGAGTAAGTTTGCAGGTATTCAAATGCCAGGTGGTGTCACTCTTGACGGTCCAAGAATCATGGAAGAAGCTCAGAGAGAGATTGATAAGATCGAAGAAGAAATGCAAGTTTACAATGTTCTACCAAATGAAATAATGATGGGTTAATAATGCCTACAAATCATTATTTCAATCCATTTCCTGCAAAACAAATAACCAACGAACAACTTCTTGTTGAAGATTTGGTTATTGAGGCCATGAAAATTTATGGCATGGATGTTTATTATATGCCAAGGTCTTCAAGAGATGAAGTTGACATGTTATATGGTGAAGATACATTAAAACAATATGTAAAAGCTTATCCGCTTGAAATGTATCTTGAAAATGTTACAGGTATGGATGGTGATGGTGATTTTATTTCTAAGTTTGGTCTAGAGATTCGTGATGAACTTACAATGGTTGTTTCACGAAATCGTTTTAAGTCGATTGTACCCAATCTTTTAAGACCACAAGAAGGCGATTTGATTTTCATGCCTTTAACAAATAATTTCTTTGAGATTACATTTGTTGAACATGATGATAATCAAGCAATGTTTTATACACTAGGTCGTGGGCGTGGTGGTAATGTTTATGTCTATGCATTAAAAATGAAAAAACTTGTTTTCTCTAATGAGATTATACAAACAGGCATTGAAGATATTGACAATAACATTCGTGGTTATTACCCAAGAGTTCGTTTAACTTTAGATAGTGTTAATGGTAGATTTTTAAATGATGAAATTGTATTTGTTGGAACACCAAATGGTTACGCAAACACAGAAGTTCAAGCTTTAGTTTATGATTTTAATCCAAATGTATACATTGATGTCTACAGAACAATTGGTCAATTTACAACAGGTACATTAAGAGGTTTAACGAGTGGTGCATATGCAACATTAACTGCCACAGATGAAAACTATATGGATAATAATGCGTTTGAAGACATTGTTGATAATAGTAGAATACAAACCGAATCTGATGAAATATTAGATTGGACAGAAGTTAACCCATTTGGAGAAACATAGTGTTAGGCAACGGACATTTTTACAATAGAACAATACGAAAAGTGGTTGTTGCTTTTGGAACACTCTTCAATGATATAGTTGTTGTTCGTTATAACAAAGATGGTACGACACCAAGAGAAAGATTTAAAGTACCACTTTCTTATGGCGCAAAAGAAAAGTATATTACAAGATTAAATTCTGATCCTACACTTTTCAAATCAGTTAATATTGTTGTTCCAAGAATTTCATTTAATCTTGACAATCTTTCTTACGATGCATCAAGAAAACAAATAACAACACTACAAAACTTTTCTATATTACCTGGTTCAACAACCACGATGAAGTCTCAATATTTACCTGTACCGTATAATTTTGAATTTTCTCTTTCAATATATGTGAGAAATACAGAAGATGGTACACAGATACTTGAACAAATTTTACCATTTTTTACACCAGATTTTACAGTTACAGTCAATTTTATTCAACAAATGGAACAAAAATATGATCTTCCTATTATATTAAATTCAGTACAATCAAATGTTGATTATGAAGGTGATATGATGACTACAAGATTGATTACATGGGATTTAAATTTTACAGCAAAAGGATTCATTTGGCCATTAATTAAAAGTGATACTTCTTTAATTAGAACTGCAAATAATAATTTACATGTTGTTCAAGATCCTCAACAAGATTTAACATCTAATACTATACTCATGGATACAAACATTGATCCTATTGATGCTGAACCTGACGATGAATATGGATTTTCTGAAAATAAAATATTAAATTTAACTTAATTATGAAAAAAATAAATGATAAACTATCAGATGCATTAGACATCGATCCTATTGATTTGGAAAATAATATGGAAATAATTGAGACTCCACAAATAAAATCTACCATTGAAGATGATGCTGAGTATGCTCGTCAAAATATTCGTGATCTAATTGACAAAGGTAGTATTGCCATTGATAATCTTTTACATGTGGCCAAAGACTCTCAACATCCAAGAGCATACGAAGTTGCCGCAAACATGTTAAAGAATCTTACAGACATGAATAAAGATTTGATGGAAATACAAAAACGCAAAAAAGAATTATCACCAGTCGAAACTCAAAACGCAAAGAATATAAATGTTGATAAAGCTGTGTTTGTTGGATCTACAGCTGAACTAGTTAAGTTTTTAAAGTCGAATAAAGAATGAACGCAGGTGGTTATCTAGGTAATGACCGACTTAAAAGAGTCGGTGTTGAAATATCATATACAGAAGAACAGGCGATTGAAATTGCCAAATGCATTTCTGATCCTGTTTACTTCATCAAAACTTATGTAAAGATTGTCAATGTGGACAAAGGTCTTGTACCTTTTGATATGTGGCCATTTCAAGAAGATATGGTCAATTCTTTCCATAACAATCGTTTCTCCATCTGTAAAATGCCACGACAGGTCGGTAAAACAACTACAACTGTTGGTTACATGTTGTGGTGTGTTCTTTTCCAAGATGAATATACTGTTGCCATACTTGCAAACAAAGGTTCTCTTGCACAAGAAATTCTTTCTCGTTTACAAAAGGCCTACGAATATCTGCCACTTTGGTTACAACAAGGTATTATTACATGGAACAAAAGAAACTTAGAACTTGAAAATGGTTCTAAGATATTTGCATATGCAACATCAGCATCTGGTGTTCGTGGTGGTTCTTACAATCTAATCTTTCTTGATGAGTTTGCTTTCGTGCAACACAACATGGCTCAAGATTTCTTCCAGTCAACTTACCCTGTTATCTCATCTGGTTCTACTACAAAAGTTATCATTGTTTCCACACCAAATGGTCTAAATCTGTTCTATAAAATGTGGACAGATGCGATGGAGAAAAGATCATCGTATATACCAGTAGAAGTTCACTGGTCTATGGTACCAGGTAGAGATGCAAAATGGCGAGAAGAGACGATTAGAAATACTTCTGAAGAACAGTTTAGAGTAGAGTTTGAGACGGAGTTTATTGGTTCTTCTGCAACACTTATTTCTGGTGTCAAACTTAGATCAATGGCATTTCATAACCCACTTTCTACAGAAGAAGGTTTGGACATATACGAGATGCCTCAGAAAGGCCATTTGTATATCTGTACCGTAGACTGTTCAGAAGGTGTTGGTCATGATTATTCTACAATAAATGTAATTGATGTTACTGAGTTACCGTACAGACAAGTTGCCAAATACAGAAACAATAAGTTGCCTTTATTATTTTTCCCAACAATTATCTACTCTTTGGCATCTAGATATAACGAAGCCTTTGTTCTGATAGAGACAAACAATGTTGGACAACAAGTAGTAGATATAATGCATTATGATCTAGAATACGAAAACATATATAAGATTGACAACCATCATATTAAAGGTCAGACAATCTCTGGTGGTTTCAAAAAATCTGCAAACTTTGGTGTTCGTACAACCAAAACAGTCAAGAAAGTTGGTTGTGCAAACTTAAAAACATTGATTGAAACTGATAAGTTAATCATCAATGACTTTGACACAATCGCAGAAATGAATACTTTCACAAGACAAAAAGATTCTTATGCAGCTGAAGAAGGTAATAATGATGACTTGGTGATGGGTTTAGTTCTATTTGCATGGTTGACTGCACAATCATACTTTAGAGATGCAACAAATATAGATATAAGAAGAGTTTTAATAGAAGAAAACGGTTTAAGTGATGAAGAAAATTTGACTCCTGTGGGTTTTATTGATGACGGAAGAAAAGAAGAAGTGACAATTGCTGGAGATGATATATGGACAGAAAAAGGTTACTTCTCTTCAAATCTATAAAATACTAAATAAACAATAAAATTAAAGTTATTTTATAACAAAGGAGGAATCCATGGGATTTCAATTATCACCAGGCGTACAAGTATCAGAGATTGATCTGACTACAATTGTGCCTTCAGTAGCCACTTCAATCGGTGGCATTGCTGGAATATTTGCTTGGGGACCAGTAAATGAAGTTGTTACGATTTCTGACGAAGTTCGTTTAGTTGATCGTTTTGGAAAACCAAACAACAATAATGCAGAATACTGGTTCTCTGCCGCAAACTTTTTAGCATATTCAAACACACTTAAAGTGGTTCGTGCGGCAAATAGTTCTACTACTTTAAATGCAACAACAGGTGGAACTGGTATTTTTATTGAAAATGAAGATGACTATGAAGCAAACCATTCAGCAGGTGCAAATACTAATGGTCAATGGGCAGCAAGATGGCCAGGAGATTTAGGTAATTCTATTCGTGTTGAATTAGTAGATTCAGGTACATATACTGGTTGGACTTATGAAAGTTCTTTTACTGCTGCTCCAAATACATCAACTCAAGCAGCTTCAGTTGGTGGATCACAAGATGAACTTCACATTATAGTTATTGATGAATTAGGTAAATTTACAGGTACACCAAATACTGTTCTTGAAAAATATGAGTTTGTTTCTAAAGCCTCTGATGCAAAAACATTTGATGGCACTTCAAACTACTATAAAAATGTAATCAATACTCGTTCACGTTATATTTGGTGGTTAGCACATCCAAATAATGTTGATCTCTCAGGTGCTGTTAATTGGGGTGGAAATTCTGCAACAACATTTGTTACAACATCATCTGTAGTTGATGGTAGATTAACTGGTGGATCAGATGGTAGTGTATCAACAGGTGATCTTGTTAGAGCTTATGATGCATTTGCAAATTCTGATACTATAGATGTAAATCTTTTAATTTCTGGTCCTGCTGGCGCAACTATCGCAAATCATTTAATTGATAACATTGCAGAAAGTCGTAAAGATTGCGTTGTCTTTATTTCACCAGAAAAATCAGATGTTGTCAATAACTATGGTGATGAAGTAACAGATAGTGTTGCATTTAGAAATACATTAACATCAAGTTCATATGCTGTTATGGATTCTAACTGGAAATATCAGTTTGACAAATATAACGATGTATATCGTTGGATTCCATTGAACGGCGACATTGCTGGTCTTTGCGCTAGAACAGATCAAGATCGTGACCCATGGTATTCACCAGGTGGTTTAAATCGTGGTATCATCAAGAATGTTGTTAAACTTGCATGGAATCCAAACAAGACAGATCGTGACGGATTATATGTAGCAGGTATTAATCCTGTCGTAACATTTGCTGGAGAAGGAACAGTTCTCTTTGGTGACAAGACACTTCTTGCCAGACCAAGTGCATTTGATCGTATCAATGTTCGTAGACTCTTTATCGTTCTTGAGAAAGCAATTGCAAGAGCTGCTCGTTCTTCTCTCTTTGAATTCAATGATACATTCACAAGAGCTCAATTTGTAAACCTTGTTGAACCATTCTTGCGTGATGTTCAAGGTCGCCGTGGTATTTTTGACTTCCGTGTTGTTTGTGACGAAACTAATAACACAGGTGAAGTTATTGACCGCAATGAGTTTATTGGAGATATATACATTAAACCTGCTCGTTCAATTAACTTTATTCAACTTAACTTTGTTGCAGTTCGCACCGGCGTAAGCTTTGATGAAGTAGTTGGTAAATTTGGTTAATAAATAGAGATAACAGGAGAATAATAAATGGCCTTTTCAGTAAACGAATTTAGATCACAAATGGCAGGGGACGGTGCCCGTCCTAATCTATTTGAAGTATCTATGCCTTTCCCTGGATTCTCAGCTCCAGGAAACGCACAAACAAAACT